CGTCCGTGCCTACTAGCAGTAGCGCGGTCAGCACGGATTTCGTGCGTCGCGTATCGCAGGAAGCGGTCGAAGGAATTTTCGACAGCGACACGATACGTGAAATGGTGCAGGACGAAGTGAAGAAGTATCCGCCGCAAACAGGGAAGCTTGAAATCACGCTGAACAAATCGGCCGTGAAGATAGTCATCAAGCAATCCCACGCCGCACTGAAAGAAGCACTGCGTCGTGTCGGTGCGGGCTTCCAGAACATCGTGCTCGTCGGTCCGGCCCGTAGCGGCAAGACTACGCTCGCCGAGCAGATGGCAACGGCACTGAAGCGCCAGTTCGGTTTCATATCCTTGTCCGGCGGCACCACGGAAGGCCAACTCATCGGCCGTCTAACGTCCACTGGAAAGTTCCTGTCCACCCGTTTCATTGAATGCTTCGAGAACGGTGGACTGTTCCTTATGGACGAAGGGGATGCAGCAGACCCGAACGTCCTGCTCGTGCTGAACAGTGCAATGGCGAACGGCTTGCTGTCTCTGCCGTCCCGCACTACGAAACCGTATGCCAAGCGCCACGCCGATTTCATTCTCGTATTCGCAGCGAATACTTGGGGAACTGGCAGCGACTGGCAATACGTAGGACGGAATCAACTGGACGCGGCCTTCCTGTCGCGCTTCGCCGGTGCCATCATTGAAGTTGGCTACGACGAAGCACTGGAGCGTTCGCTTACGGTGGAGTCATGGTACGTGCAGTTCGTTCGTGTCCGGCAGGCTGCGAATGCTTCCAAGCTTCGCCGTGTACTTGGCACGCGTGAACTATTGGCCGGTCAGCGTCTGCTGAAGGCTGGCTACAGCGAGCCGGAAACTTGGGCCGCGCTAACCGCAGGATGGACACCCGATGAAGTCGGGAAGGCAAGGGTAGCAGCATGAACTCCTTCACCGAGAAAAATGTTTTCGTCATGCAGGTTGAAGGGAGCGCGGAGTTGGACACGACGAAAATGCCGCGCACTACGCATAACATGAAGACGCTCCTCTCGCATACGTTTCGCGGAGGATTCATGGGAACGACGCAGGAGAAAATGAACACGGCACTTTCCACGGGATGGCCGGAAGGTGTCGAACTCGTTTCCGGTATCGCTGCGTCCATGCGTGGCGAAATGGAAAAGCCGAAGTCGTTCAAGCGCCGTCAGTTGCTGGAGCGAAGACGGTGACGAGGCAAGCTGGGAGCGGGAGCAGGCTGGCCGCACAGAAGTCTGGCGCACTAGCCGACGCGAAACTATGCGTGGACCCGTGACCGTGGAATTGCTTGGGACGTGGGGCGGGACAGGCGGATACTCCGCGGAGCAACTGAAGTGGGATGGTGTAGTGCTCATTGTGCTGTGCGATCTGCTGGAAGAAGCAGGCTATCGCATCGGTGCTTCGCTGAACAATGCCAGTCAGCACAATAATTATTTCGGCAGTGGCAAGGGCATGACGCTGATCCAGATCACGGTGAAGCGTCCAGAAATGCCGCTGGACATTGCGTCGCTCGTGCCGGTAGCAATGTTTCCCGGAGTGTTCCGGTGGCACGGCCTGAACATGAAGACACTGGCTCCGTTCGATGTAGACAGTGGCTTCGGGCGGACAGTGGAGTTGGACATGTTGCCCACACTGTCATGCATCAACCCGCGTGCAGTGCAGCTTCGCCACGCATACAGTGAGTGGGCCGCACGCGCAGAAATTCAACGTGTCCTTGCAATGTTCAAGGACACGTCCGCCGTCTCAACTTACATACCCTGATACAAGGAGATTCCCATGCGTACCACAAAAGCAATCGTCACCGATGAACAGTCAGGCGTGGAAATCGCTTCTTACACTTGGAGCGTGCACCTGCCAGTAGAGATCGCAGCCGCACGCGCCATGCGCCGCGTTGCGAACGATCGTGATATAACCGTGCAGACGGCGGAGTGCATTTTTCTAGTGGACGTGCAGTACAATAACATTCAGTTTCCGCTGTCGCTGCCACGCACGCTGGTCTCAGATATCATGGAGGACCGGTGAAGCATTCGAAGAAGCCAGGACGCAAAGCTATCCCGCGCATTCCAGATCCTCGTGTAGTGCAGCGCCGTGCACTGGCAGCGGAAATGGAAATGTACGATGACGTCTGTAACGCCTGCGAGCATCCGTGGCCGCGTGGCGCAACGAAATACCCAAACTGCGGATGGGCTGGAGAACGTGCACTATGCTGATCATCACAAAGCGGGAAACAATCCTGCGTAACTTTTTCCTGGACCTGACCGTGCACTCGGACGGGTCTGTATGCTGCACCATCGGGCCGATCCAGGACGAGGACACAGCGAAGCGATGGGCGCGGTGGCTACTACTCAACGCGGATAGCGTAGCGTTGATCTGGCTGCAACCGATGAACGCCAAGGAAGAGGCCGCGTGGAAGATGCACGTTGCCACGATGGAAGCGGAGACACAATGTCTGCCGCAGTATCACCAGTTCTGGATGGATGCTAACCCTCTACCGGTCACAGCATGAAACGGAAACCATTGCGGGACACTCGCGCGAAGAAGCATAGCAAGCCACGACCACGAACAGACGAAGAAGATCTGCAAGGTGCCGTGGAGGAAGAGATGCAAGCGCGCAAGGTGCACGGCAAGAAAAAGCACGGCGCGAAAAAGCTTCCGGCCGCTGTGGAAGCCTACCGCGCTGACTTCGAGAAGTGGCAGGAAGGCACGCCCCTCGCTGCCATAGCCCGCGCACTGAACAGCAAGCGTAGGCCGGTTAAGCTGGCGTTCCTGGCCCTAGCAGGCAGCAGGGATGCGTTTAAGGCCCTTAGGGAAGCCGGTGCTGGCGGCAAGGCTTTCGGTGGCGCTACCGGCGGCGGACGCACTAGGGAGGCAGTGCTGCACGATGACAGCAAAGTGAAGACTCTGCATAGTAGCCCGAAGTGGAAAATAGAAATCCTTTGGGAACCGTGCGTCGTCACCATCAAAGGAGATGGCAAGTTCGCGTGGAGAAAAGAAAAGCTGCGGATGTTCATCAGTCCGAAAGGAAACAAGTATGTCCAAGCACGCGACATGGAAAAAGCAGACCTCATCGTTCTCGTCCGCCAGCATTCGGTGCCGAACAAGGAAGGCGAAACAATCCGGCTCCCGAACTGCGATAGCAAGTTGCGGCTGAAGCGATTGAAGAATAGCAGTGTACTGAAAAAACTCAAGAAGGAGGACGACGTAGTAGCGCGTGGACTGAAAGCGCGTGCAGCCAAGAAGAAAGCCAAGAAGATGAAGAAGAAGCACCTTGCACGACTCGCGAAGTAAACTACCCTGATAGGAGAACACCATGAAAAGCAACAAGGAAAAGAAACTCAAAGCAGTAATGACCGGCGGCGAAGAGACGGCTGGAGTTGGCCGCGGCAAGATCACGTTCCAGTTCGACAAGGAAACGCCGGGAGCCGTCCGCTTCCAAGAGTTGGGCAAGGACGGCGAGCCGAACGAGTCCATGGATGATGGGCTGATCGGCACGTTGTACGTTCGCAAGGCAGGCCTGAAGCGCCTCGGCGTGAAAGATCTGCCCGAAGGCTGCACCGTCACCATTTCATTCACCTGAAGTACCTGACCCTCTTAGAGGAGAGCACCGTGGAAAGTCCACACGAAGACGCACGCTTGAAGCGCCTCCGCAAACAAATGCGAGAGCAGGACAAGCGGAAGTTCCAGGATCCAGATAACCCGGAGCCGTCGTACGAATACGTCGTGTACGTATGGCGGAAGAAGTGGCGCAAGGTGGCTGACGTGGAGCGATTCACTAAGCTGACGCCAGCCTTCCTCCGCAGACTACGAAAGAAGTACCGCAAGCAGATTGCTGACGACGAAGTAATCGCGCGTCGTTGAAAAGCGCGCGGCTGAATTCTTCGGGGGAGCCGGTAATCCCCCGAAGTTCTTCAAGCCGCTCACGCCAAAGCAACGCGCGGCGGCGAAGAAGGAAGCACGACGCATAGCACGCCAGCAGAAAAAGCTGGCAGCAGCACGGACACGAAAGCGTATCCCCTACAGCACGAGATGGGGTCGCTGCGAGAGATGTACTCACCGCGCATTGTGGCTAGTGGGATTCGCCCACAAGAAGACCCACAAGCACGTCGTCAAGAAATGCTGCACGAAGCATGCGTGGCGTGACACAGACTGGATGCCAGCACTGCATCCGGAACAGATTGTCTGCGTACAGCGCAGGAGGAACGCGGCATGAAAGTGAAGAAGAAAAAGAAGGGCGAGTACCGGCAACTCACAGCCTCCGCTCTAGTTGTGCCTAAGTACGATCCGGAGCGGATGAACAAGCCGTGGACAGGGATGGTGCTACCGGAAGGTTCAATCATTCGCGTTGTGAAAAATGAACCGAGCATCATCACCGGTCTGGAAAATGAAATCACAGTAAAATGCGTGGACCTAGTACAGCGCGAATTTACTGGATGGCTGGCGCGTGATACACCGATGAAAGATTCTGTCAAGAAGAAACTCTCTCGCAACATTGGAGAGCTACGACTCGCAGCCTGGGATACGGTGCGCGAGAAGATTTCATTCCAAGCCGGATGGGACGCGATGACGTGGATCGCTACATTCGGACACCTGAATACGCCATTACTCCATGCGGTCATCCGGGAGTTGGGCGGCAAAGTTCCAAAGACGGATGACCCGGACACGGCGAACGTTCGTGTCCTACGTTTAATTCTAAGGAAAGGAGATTTCCATGTCGGCAGTAAAGGCGTCCCGCAAAAGCGGCAAGACCAGCAGCAAGAAGAGCAGCAAGAAGGGCAGCGAGAAGAAGGGCAGCGAGAAGAAGACCAGCAAGAAGGCCAGCAAGAAGACTGCGGCTGTATCTGCAGGCAGGACCAGCGCGTTCAGCGGCAAGATCATCCGCCGGCTCGTGAAGGAAAATCCTCGGCGCGAGGGATCGAAGGGTTACAAGAACTGGACCATCTACAAGAAGGGAATGACGTACGAGGAATTCCTCAAGGCCGGTGGCGCTCGCAGCTGTCTCGCGAAGGACATCGAGCGCAAGACGGTCAAGCTTCTTCCCGCGAAGTAGTCTCACCCTCCCACAAGGGAAAGCACAATGCCGGAGAACACGGAATCACAACGGCGTGCGCTTGTGCAATGGACTGCCGGAATCAAGTACCGGCAGATCCGTTGCGCGGAATCGTTGCAGCCTGCGTCGCGCCTCAATGGACGTAGGTTGCGCGGCGTAACGCTCACGCAGGATCTTTGCCTCGGACGAGACAAGGAGTTTTACAGAATCAAAGATGGGATTGCGTGGAGGCTGGATCCAACAGATGTGCTGTCGGAATTCAAAGTCTCCGCGATACGAGCGCTCTTTCACAGGGCGCTCCAAGAGAGGACACGAAAATGCGTAGCATCCTGACCAGAAGTTTCATGCTCATACTTTTCATGCTGGCATTCGCAACAGTCACAGCGTGCGGATCAACGACAGCGCCAGAGCCGATGCATATCGTCACGCAGAAGAGCGTTCCGTTCCAACAGAGTCCGCCGAAAGGCCCGTTCATTCAACAGCAAATCGTTCTCGACCAGTTGTCGAATTGGTGCCACGTCGAAGACGCGACAGTGTTCGCCGCGCTTGCCATCGGAGACACCGTGTCCGCTGGAACGTGCCAATGGTGGCCTACTATCTAGGCAGACGTAGGAAAGCGAATTGAGTTTCTTGCGCTAGGACCATGAAGAGGGTTACATTGTACGTCCTAGCGCAAGCTGCATTTTCCATCCTGTGTACCGGCCTGTAGTGTCCCGTTGCTTTCCACATCCTACTCGCCTCGTTATCTCATGTCGTTGAAATCCAAACGGATTTGGACTCCACGCCCAGCCGGTCTTCCCAATAAAATGCGCGCTCCCTTCTGGAAGGGAGAACGGGCAGAGCACATCGTCCGCAGGCGGCTCAAGCAGTATCTCAAAGACAAAGCGCTGAAAGCAAAGCGCCGTCGCCGCAAAAAGAAATCCTAAAATGATCCGCGTAAACAACGGTCGCCTCGTTTGGGGCGAAAGAGATCTCGTCGCCATGACAGCCATCATGGGAGAGAATGCGCTGAGCCAGCAAGCGCCGATGATCCCGTCCATCCTCAAACTGGCTAAGAAGCGCGGCATGTTCCTCAGCAAGCTGGCGCGTAAGAAACTTCAAGCCCACATTGAACTCCGCCAGAAAGCCGCGCGTCTGAAGAAACTGAAGGACTGGAAGACAGACGACAAAGTCCTGCGACGCGCATTCCCACATCAACGCGCTGATCTTCTCTTCATGAAAAAGATGGGCCTACCGGCCTATCTCAATGCCAGCAAGACAGGCGTCGGCAAGACACTCGTCGCGCTACTGTGGGCGCATTCCATTCTCGGTGCCAAGCGCGTCCTCATCATCACGCGGAATAACACTAAGGACCAGTGGAAAGATGCCATCTGCTTCTGGATCGGATGCACTACCCAGAGCGTGCAAATTGTGGGTGGCACTGTTGAAGAACAGATAGAACAAGCCAACACGAATGCGAAGTGGACGATAGGACACTGGGAATCACTAGTCCACGCCGGCGAAGGATACACGGCGCGAGCCTGGGATGTCATCATCCTGGACGAAGCACAGTATATGTACAACCGAAAGACGTACCGTGCTGAACTGGCGCTACAACTCAAAGCACCGTACCGGATGATAGCAACGGCGCACCCGTTCGACAAGCATCCCGGCCAGATATTCTCTCTGCTGCAATTCCTATATCCTTCTCTCTACAAGAGCTACTGGCGTTTCTTTCAACATGCATGTCAAAGCATACCCGAAGCCGTTCGGTGGCTTTGAAATAGAAGGTGCTCGCCGCCCGAAGATGCTGGCGTGGGAAATCGCGCCGTTTCGGATCATGCGTACGAAGAAGGAAGTGTTCAAAGACCTGCCACCGGTAGCGCACGTTAGAAGAACAGTCACACTTAGTCCGCGAGGCCAGAAGGAATACGACCGGCTGAAGAAAGCGGTGTTCGCTGAACTTGATGCAGTCAAGGGCGGAACTAAGTTCATCCCCATCATCAACGATCTAGTGCGCGTCACCCGCACGCGCCAGTATCTCATAGACCCAGGATTAATCGGAGCGCGCGAACGGCCCTTGAAGTACGATGCCGTTCTAGAAATACTGGACGAGATAAATGCACCGACAGTTATCTTCACGTCGTTTCAGAAAGCAGGCCGCAGGCTCGGCGCGTTCTTGCAGCAACATAAAATGCGCGTGGGCTACATAGATGGGAAAGTCAAGAAACGGAACCGTCTACTTTCCAAGAAGAAATTCCTGCAAGGAAAACTCGATGCGCTGATTGTGGTGCGCTCATCCGGGGACACAGGATTGAATCTTGGGAAGTACGGTTACTTGATTTCCTTGGATCTGCCGTGGACATTCAAAGGAGTGGAGCAGGCAGAGGGACGCGTGGACCGGCCAGAAGAGAAGACAGGGAAATTAGTGCCGACGACAGCATACACACTCATTGTCAAGGGATCGTATGAGGAGCGACTCGAACGCAGACTGTCCAGACAGCACACGACATTCAATGATGTATTCACCGTTGAAAACCTTAGGGAGTTGTTCGCATGACTGACATGTTCACGTCCTCCATTCACAAGATCCAACACCCGGATATGCTGGCGTCCCAGGCGCGCCGGAAACCTGAACGTCCTACGCCGGACAATCCTCTCATCGTCAGTGCATCGGAACTGGCAACCTTTCTGCGCTGCCGCGTGCAGCATCACTGGTCCTATCAGTGCAAGCTGGAACCGATCAGTACTCGCGTGCCACTAGTGATGGGCAAACTAGGACACCGAATCTTTGACGAGTACTATCAACTTCCATCCGCAGGACGCAACGAGCGAAGCATGGAGCGTATCGCGCAACGTCTTATCAAGAAGACGTCCGTGAAAGAACTACCGCTGGAGGACAAGAATCTTCTTCGCGCCATGACCATCGGTTATTCCAAATGGGCGAACAGCAAGAAGACGGAGTACGGCGACCGCGTCATTGGAATCAAGAAGTGCTTCCCGGAGGATGCCTTCCTTCTGCCGCTGGTAAAGGACAAGAGTATCCTTGTGCGTGGCTACATAGATGTTCGTTTCAAACCCGAACTCTACAAGCACACACTCGCCGCGCTGGAGAGCAAGTTCAAGAAATCTATTCAGATGAACGATGTGGAAAACAAACTCCAGTTGTCCGTGTATCTGTGGGCGATGATGGAGAAGTGGCCGAAGTTCAAACGCTATCAGGTGTACTATCAGATCCTGCGAAAGCAGATGCCAGGACCACGCGTGAAGGCCGCGCTGTTCTATCGTGAGCCGGTGGAGCGGGACACAGACGAGATCAGGCAGTGGGCCATAGACGCAGGTCGTCAGGCACAGGACATGCTGGACGCCGCAGTGTATCCCAATCCTATGGATAGCTGTAGCTACTCATGCGATTTCAAAGTCCCATGTTTGCTGCGCGGTGCAGCGCGGGATTTGAAATCTGTTTTGAAAGAAGGATTCCAGAAAAGGAGTTATGCGAAATGAGAGCACTACCGATTACTGCACGTTCGCCGATGGACAACTACTTGTATCTACGGGATTTCCGGCGGAGGGAAGACGACACTGGCGGCGTCTGCACCGAGGCCATTCTTTCTAGACAGCAATCAGGGGTTGCTGGCAATCGCAGATGTACCCGGACTGGAGCATGTTCGCGGTGACGACGTGACGAAGATGTCGGATCTCGATGACGTCTACGATAACATGACTGGCACCGGCAAGAAAGACTGGACCAAGAAGTTTGATACAAACGTGTTCGACCACTTCGATGACATTCAGGGGATCATTCTCGATGCGTTGGCAGACAGGGCCGCAGAGAAAGACGACCGCCGCGAAGTGGACCAGTTGGAGCAGAACGAATACGGTGTCATGGGGAATAAGTTGCGCCGGTACTTGCGGAAATTCAAGCGCGTGCCGAAGCACAAGATTCTCATCTGCTCCGAGACACAGGACTACGACACAGGGAGGATGAAGCCGCACCTCATCGGCGCGATGAAGAGCCAGCTTCCCTACTACTGTGATCACATCATGTACCTTCGCATTGGGAAAAAGGGGAGGAGATACCTTCATCTAAATTCGGGAAAGGATTTCTACGCCAAGACTAGAGCACACTGGCTGACGCCTGAGCAGCGTGTAATCCGCGTAGAGAAAGGCGACCACGAAGTACTGACAAGATTCTTCGAACTGATTGCCGCCGGTCCGTCGGGTAGAAAAAAGAAGCGGCACACTTCATAACTCCTTTCAAAGGAAACCTGTTTTATGTCCAAGAAAGACGCCATCCGGTTGACGGATGAAGATTTCAAAGAGCGGAAGTTCAAGACCGCTCCAGGTGGGAAGTACACTTTCAAGGTAGCGAAAGGCTCCAAGGTCAAGCCGGGAAAGAAGGGCAATAATCTCATGCTCATCCTGACGATCCCGAAAGGCCCGCACAAGGGCGCGAGCACCGTGGACAACATCGCGCCGCACGTTGGCTGGAAGATCGTCCAGCTGCTGAAGGGACTTGGGATCACCGAGAAGAAAGCGAAGTCCATGATCAAGAAAGGCCTCACCATCCAGGATCTGCTGAAGCTGGCAATCAAGCAGAAGGAGATCCGCGCCGTCATCTCCGAAGGCAAGTGGCAGGGCAAGCCGCAGAACAAGATCGTCCAGTACCTGCCGCCGAGCAAGGACGAGGACGAAGAAGACGAGGAAGGCGAGGAGGAAGAGGAAGAGGAAGAGGAAGAGGAAGGGGATGAAGACGAAGAGGGGGAAGAGGAGGAGGAAGAAGAGGAAGAAGAGGAGGAGGAAGAAGAGGAAGAGGATGACGACGGCGAGGAAGAGGAAGAGGAAGAGGAAGAGGAGGAGGAAGAGGAGGAGGAAGACGGCGAAGAGGAGGAAGAGGAGGAAGAGGAGGAAGAGGAAGAGGAGGAGGAAGAGGAAGAGGAGGAAGAGGAAGAGGAGAACAAGCCGAAGCGTCGGCGCGGAAAGAAGGCGAAGAAGCCAGCCAAGCGCGGAAAGAAGAAGAAGCCCGCCAAGCGGGGTAAGACGCGCGGCAAGAAGTAGAAGCTGATCCTCTTTTCCTAGCGTAGGACGTCGCTCGTCTGGGCGTCCTACGTTTCATCTCATCGGCGCTAACGAATGCCTGATTGCCTGATAGCAGCACTGCGGTATGCTGACCGCGGATGGTCAGTGTTCCCGTTGCATGGAAAGAAACCTTTCAGCGGAACGAATGGATTTCGAGAAGCGACAACGGACAGGAAACAGATCCGCCAGTGGTGGCGTCGTTGGCCGCACGCCAACGTCGGGATCGCTTGCGACAGCCAGAACGGGCCGATCGTTGTTGACATAGACAAGGACGGGCCGCTGGAGCGGGCTTTTCTTGAGCGATTGAATTTACCGGACACGAAGGAAGCGACCAGCGGCAAGAAAACAAAGCGCCATCTTTATTTTGATTCATCGCTGTCTGGCGAAGATATCGCGCGCACCATCCGCCCGTTCAGGAAGAACGGCAAGAAGATTGAGATTGATATTCTGGGCGATGGAGGCTACGTCGTAGCTCCGCCGAGTGTCCACCCAGAAACTGGCCGACAGTACCGCTGGATTGAGAAGCGCGCACCGGCGCGATTCCCGCGAGAACTCCTGAAGGAGTTAAAGAAAACACACAAGAGCAGCAAGAAAAGAAATGCAGAGCGCCTGCCAGATCTTATTGATGAAGGCGAGCGCGATAACCTGCTGACGTCCCTGGCCGGTAGCATGCGCAGACGCGGTGCCAGCGAAGAGGGCATCCTGGCCGCACTGCGTGAAGAGAATGAGACACGAGTAGTGCCTCCGCTGCCTGACAAGGATTTGAAGCGAATCGCCAAGAGCATTGCTAAGAAAGAGCCGGCGATTGCTGAAGAGCACATGACTGATCTGGGAAATGCACGGCGCTTTATTACTCAGCATGAAGAGAAGGTTCGCAGCATCATGTCAAGCCGACGTCCATGGTATGTCTGGGATGATCAACGTTGGACACCGGACACTACTGGCGAAGTAGACAGGATGGCGAAACAGACAGTGCGTCGTCTGTATTCTGAAGCCGGTGAAATGGAAGACGACGAGAAGCGTGATGCAATGCTGAAGCACGCGGCCAAGTCAGAATCAGCAGGACACGTCCGGGCCATGATGGAACTGGCCGCGACAGAACAAGAGCTCAGCACGACTACAGCACAGCTTGATGCAAACTTGTGGCTGCTGAATGTCTTGAATGGCACGATAGATCTCCGCACCGGTGTTCTCCGCCAGCACAGGCGCGAGGATCTAATTACGAAATTGGCTTCCGTGGAGTACGATCCGAAAGCCAGAGCACCACGCTGGAAGAAATTCATGCTGGAGATTATGAACGGTGATGAAGAACTCGTCGCGTTCCTACAGCGTGCAGTAGGCTACGCATTAACAGGAGACACTCGTGAGCAATGCCTCTTCTTCTGCTACGGACAGGGATCAAACGGTAAATCAACTTTTCTCGAAACGATTCGCTCGCTATTTGGAGAATACGCTAAGCAGTCGGACTTCAGTACCTTCCTTGCATCTCGAAACGAAGGCCCCCGGAACGATCTCGCTAGAATGCACGGCGCTCGTCTGGTCACCGCCAGCGAAGCTGATAGCGAACGAGGATTTGATGGTCGTATCATCAAGCTCCTTACAGGCGACGACACAATCGTGGCTAGAAAGTTATACGAAGAGTACGCAGAATTCAAGCCACAGCACAAACTCTTTCTTGCGGCGAATCATAAGCCGATCGTCAAAGAACAGACGGAAGGATTCTGGAGACGAATACGGCTTATTCCTTTCACTGTTGTCTTCTCAAAGGACAAACGTGACAAGAGGCTAGGAAAGAAACTGCTAGAAGAACTTCCCGGCATTTTGAATTGGGCCATAGAAGGATGTCGGCTCTGGCGCAAGGAAGGACTGCACGAACCGGAAGCTGTGAAGCGCGCGACGTACTCGTATCGAGACGAGAACGACATACTTGGAGAATTCCTTGTGCACTCCTGCCGCATCAATCCGGAGTCATGGACGTCCACGCCAGCACTGTACAGAGCATTCTCTGATTGGTGGGTTGAAACACGCGGGCCACGAAGCCAGCCTATCAGCATGGGATGGTTCGGCAGGTTACTAGGAGAGCGCCCAGAATTCAAACCGCGGAAGAGACAGCGCACGCGCGGTTGGAAAGGTGTCAGTATCAAAATCAACAGTGGAGTATAAGCAATGCCAAAGCCTAGTTTCAAACTCGTCGGTGAACCCCGCAGGAAGAAAGGCAAGATACTGCATCAGGTCTACATAGAATATCCGCTGGACGGGAAACTCCGCCGGCTTAAATTCTACGCGTCCCATGAAATGGTCACGCACGAAAGCAAGTTCAAGGACTTCATACAGCGGTGCATAGATAAAGACGCGGAGGCTGTGCATGCGTCGTCCTGAAGAAATGTTCATGCTCCGCGGGACAGACGGTCTCGACGAAGTGCTGGCGAAACTGAAGCGCGGCCCGTTGGCTGTGGACACAGAAACTACCGGCCTGTCCTGGCAACGGGATCGCGTCGGCAGTATCAATTTGGCCGCAGGCCGAACAGCGGTGTTCGCGTACAAGGACGCACTGGAGCCAGTGATACGCTTCCTGTCCGATGAAGTCAAGCACAAGCGCGAGTTAGTGTTTCACGAAGCGAAGTTTGATATGCACATGCTTCGTGCGACATTCGGTCTGCACATCCCGTATCCTGTGCATGATACCAAACTGCAAAGCTATCTTCTGGACCAGCGCGGTGTAGGCAGCTACTTCTTCAGCGATCACCACTTGAAGAGTCTCGCGTCTGTCTTCGTGGATGCTTACGCGAAAGACCCGCAGAAGAAGTTGCTGCAAGCCATCAAGGAAGCCGGTGGAAGACCAGGACTCAAAGGAATGGGAGACTGGCTGCTCGCACCGTGGAAGACCTACGCAAAGTATAGCGCGCTGGATCCATGGTACACTCTTCAACTGCACGATCAGTTCATAGCCAGGATTAGAGGATGGGCACAGCCCGAAGGTCATCCCTCACTTCTATCCTTGTACCGTACGGAGCAATGGCTGACACTGGCGCTACGAGATATGGAAGAGCGTGGTGTACGGGTAGACCGGCGCTACTTAGAGAAGTGGCGGGCGTCACTGGCTAGGAGTCTGGCTAAATCCGAACGACGTCTGCTCAGGATAGCCAACGGCAGGAAGATCAACTGGAACAGCCCAATTCAAGTGCGCGATTTCCTGTACGGACGTAAGGGATTACGCTTGACGACGGAACGTCTGAACAAGAAGAAGACAGACTACAGCACAGGACAAGAATGCTCTGGTCAAGTTGGATCATCCTATCGGCGCAGAACTTCTCAAGTTCCGCAAGCTGACGCACGCGCATAACACGGATGCAACCGGCCTGCTCAACTCCATTGATGAAGACGATCTGGTGCACTGCAACTTCCGGCAGAATGTAGAGACCAATCGTATGTCGTGCACGGACCCGAACGTGCAGGGGCAGGACAAAAAGTCTGGAGTTCGACGCGGGTTTATTCCTCGCGAGGGATTGCGACTTCGATTCGCCGACTACTCGCAGATTGAAATGCGATTTGCTGCAGATCTGGCCAATGAGAAGATGTTGATCAAGGGATTCAACAGCGATCCGGACTTTGATGTACACACCGCAACAGCGCAGAAGATGTTTAGTGTAAAGAATCCTAGCGACGGCCAGCGGTTCCGCGGCAAGACGATGAACTTCGCCATGCTATTCGGTGCCGGCGAAGACAATGTGACAGAAGGACTGATGATCCGTATGTCCGCAAAGGAAGCACGGATAGCTTGTATAGAAATGGGGCATCGCCCTTCACGTGCAGAAAGTCCACATCGTTCTCTAGCCAAGCTTCTCAAAGGCCGCTACCGTGAAATGATGCCAGCGATGGGGCGATGTGCACGAGAGCAGGAGAGCATTGTCCTCGGCCGCGGCTTCAGCATGACAGCGTACGGATATCACCGGTATCTGCATCACAGCGAAGCGTACAAAGCATTCAACAGCCGAGTCCAGGGTAGCGCGGCAGGAGCAGCGAAGAGAGGACTGGTCAATGTCTACAGGGAACTCCAACTTGGAACCGGCGAAGTGGCACTGCTGATGATGGTGCACGACGAAATCGTGTACGAAACAGAAGGCGATAAGCGCACAGACAAGCGGGTGCTGGAGTTGCTGGCGGACACAGAAAGATTTCAAGTTCCTATTGTAGCCGACATGAGCGGGAGTAGAATATCATGGCAAAACAAAAAGAAACTCAAGCTGTAAGAAGCGGCATCTACATGATCCGTCATAGAGATGGACGGACGTACATCGGCAGTGCTGTTGACATAGACCGCAGACTTGACCAGCATCTACTTCTCCTGCGGACAAACCGTCACCCCAACTTCAAGCTACAGAAAGCGTGGCATGAAGATGGGGAGCGATTCTTTATCTGGGGCACGGTGCAGCACTGCGCTATCAAAGATCTAATCCAGATAGAGCAACAGTGCATAGAGAAGTACAAGGTCGTGGAGAGCGGATTCAACATCGCCCCGCTGGCAGGCAGGGTTACGTTCGGCAAGTCCTATCATCTGAGAAAAAGATCAGATTGAGACGATCAATGGCGGGGGACACTAGGGTCCACCCGCCTGACGAAACGACCGCCTGCGACCAGCCAGCCCTCACTTTTGGCCCCTATAATTAGGGCTTCTTGTACCTGTTTTCCAGGTACGCGCCAGCAACCGCGCCGAGAACAACTCCCCCGACAGCCACGACTCTTCTGTTCGGGCAATCCAGGAGCCAGAGAATCTTACACGTCCGCACGTCTATCAGTTTCTGTCCGGTGTTCACAACGCGCGTCCCGGCTGTATCCACGGTCAACAACTGAGCGCGAAGTTTATCCACGTCCGACAGTGCACCGAGCAGCGACACTGTATCCGATTTCACGACCGAGCGTAAGCTGTCAGCCTCAACGACAGCACCATAGTAGAGGCCACGCCATCTGGGATTCGTGCTATCAGCGTACACTGGCGGCGGAGTCTGTGTTCGCAGCCTGCGCAGACTGTCTGCCACATGCAAGGCCGCTCCTGCCTTCGCGCGTTCTCGTTGGATCGTGACGCTGTCCTGCGCGATAGTTGCAATCACGGCGACAGTCTTCGTGTGGAGTTGCTTCCAGTTGTTCTTCGCTGCAATCCAATCACGCTCCGCCGCGCTATCGCGACCCGCCATGATCTTGTCGTACTCTGAGTTGGCATACAGGAATCCGAAGAACGCCAGGAAAGCAACAGCAACTACGACTACAAGATGTTTCGAAGGTAGGATCATACAGTCGGTGCCTCAGGTGGCGGCGATGACGCCGGTGTCGCTGGTCGTGCGGGCTTCCACGGCAAGAGCCGTCTAAGCCACGGCACCGCTGAAGACGCGGAAGCGTAAAGTGATCCTCCTACCGTCAAGATAAGAGGGATAGCCACAGAGATCACAGGTGAAGCTTTCACCAGATGATCCAAGAACGGGATCTTCCCGGGATAGGCAAGAGAAAATGCCCCGATGATCGCGAGCAGTGTGGCGATCATGCTGGCGATTCCCTTGGACTTCACGGGAACAGCGATGGGCGTGACTGGTCCTGTCATGTGGAGGTCTCCAAAGGAGTAGGGGAAATGTATCCGTACAGGTTGCCGAGATTCGTGCGCTTCAGTTCTGTGAGTTCTCCTTCCCTGCTGAAGCCGGTCTCACTAGTGTTGCCTTCCAGATCGGTGACGAATGGCGTAGTGCTGACCACACACGCCGCGACATGATGTCCAGGATTCCCGAACACTGCGGCATATCCCAGTTTCGGTGTATGCGTCAATCGGCCAGTAGCAATCGCCCACTGTCGCCACGTTTCTGCCTTTGCAGGATGCCATCCCTTGCTATCATCCACGGGTGGAATTTCTGCACCACTGTCTTCCCACACTGCGCTGAGCCATAGCGCGCACCAGCTAGATCCTAGTGGCACGCCGTAGCGTTTACACAGTGCATCAATCTCTGGAGAGCGGTTACTGCCAACCGGATTCTCCATGATTGGAATGTCCTGCTGTGCACGCCGGATGATCGCGATGTTCAGAGCCGGTGTACTGTTCGGGATGTTGATAGCCATTAGGTTTTCCTCGCGAGTTTAAGTTCGGTCTCTACGGCAGTGAGCCGTTGAGAAATTGACAACTCTGTGCGTGAAGATTGGTTCTTGAGTTCATCGATCTTGCTGCCCAGTATCACAGCGTGATCTTCAAACTCTTCAGAGCATTGATCCGCTCGTTTCTTGGACTCTGCTACTTGTGTAATGAGCGATTCGTGCTGATCAAGCAGACGATCCACTTGTCGTGTGTGCTCTTCCTGCAATGCTCTCACCTCCACTAAGTCTGTTTCAGTTTTCGAGACCCGCGCCCCGAATCCATTTATTCTAGACAGCCACTTTCCGTATGCCACTACTCCACCGATGATGACGCCCAGAAAGGTGAAGACAGATAATCCAATTCCGATCCAGCCGCTGCCGGTAGAAGGCCAGAATTGCTCAGTCGCTGGTATCATGACTCACCTCAAGCTGTAGCTATAGGTATCGGCGTCGCGACAGGCTCAACTTCAGGCACAGGAGCAGGAGGAGGAAGCGGAGGTGCTGGCACGGCGCCGCGTCCTACTTTCACAGCCAGAAGAGAACGCGCCAGGACTGTGCTGTCCTTGGTGACAGCATCGAGCGTGTTGTCTTGGAGAGTCACCATTGCTTCTTGAGCGGACTCTGCTTGCTGCTCTGCACTGTGCATAGGATCCGTCTGTGCTGTGACAAGTTCCACCCCGAAAATGTCTGCGGCGCAGACCATGCAGAGTTCTACACGTTTCAATGGAACGTGCGGCTGCATTAGCTCGCGTATGAAACTAGGCAGTTTGACGCCAGGATCATTGATACCGAATGGCGGTCCTGTGTCCTCCGGTTGTCCAACTACGAAGTACAGCACGAGAGGAATGCGGATGCCATCAATCGTCACATTGAAGATTGACTTCTTACAGTTAGAGCAAAAGTGCCTAGTAATCTGCGGCATGATGTTATCCTCTTGGGGCCGGTGGCGGTTGAGTCACGTTTGTCAGTTTGTACTTGTACGCCAGCCACTGCGCCTGTCGCGCGTGCGTAACACCTTCGCGCTCTTGCAATGGTATAGGCGCAGTGATTGGAACTGTCGTATGATCTTTATGGCTTTTGACGCTGTCCAGTGTAACACGATCATGCAGAGGCTTGTGTGCTTCATGTCGTAGATCCACGCCTTGCTGCCACTCAGCATCACGAACGCTGTGCACGTCCAAAGTCTCTGGATCAGTGCCGAGCAATGCGTAGAATTCATCTTCTGAAATATGCCTATCTCTAAACAGCCGAGTCTGACACCCATCGCATATAAACTCTACTTGATGCAGACCAAGAGCCTTGCGTACACGCATGTCCATCGGAGTTAGATCCACCATACAGTCCGCGACAGTCGATCGTCCGCACGGACAAATGACAATGGGATTGTACTTAGAATCAAGACCATGATTCTCTACCAGATAATCCTTGTGAGTTTTCACTGGCATTAGCTTGCTCCTACAACTTCAACACTCAGGTTTATCCCGAGACCGGCCGGAGTCTTCGTAACGTACTGATCACCGGCGGTCGTGGTGTAAGTCAGATTTCCGGGATTACATACATACGTTCTTGATCCAGCACCAGAATTCGATGTGACTAGCAGTCTCATCTGACTTGTGCTTATAAGACCACTAACAGTCGCGACGAGCGTGGCGCTTATAAGACCTGTATCCGCTGCCCCTCCGACAGGGTCACTCGCAGAATACGTTGCGCTCGCCACTGTGATCCAGCTAGACCCGTTGTAGTATTGCAGCGAGATAGTCATACTCACACTGCATGTTTTTCCGGGTGGAGTAGTGGATGTCGCTTCTGCCGTGTAGCTCGCAGTATAAGTATCATTGTTCGCCGGTGCGCTGGCAACAGTCACGACCGCAGTTCCGCCATCGCCGAGAGCCGTGCTTGGAAAAGCATTTGATCTGGCTGTAGATGCGCTCGCCTGTCGCAATCTGGCGCGCAGTGTTGCACCAGACGTTGTGACATTGTATGCAACAACTTCATCTATCTGTCGTGCCGCTGCTGTCGCTAATGTTCCGCCTCCACCTGCATCGGCCTGCGCTGCTGTCCCCCAAACACTAGCAGGTTCGTAACTTATCCCGCCGAGGATATTCACAGCCGGTGGATTTTGATAGTTAGACGGAAATGAAATCGTTGCAGCATGAACGCCAGTGCCGATGGAGTAACGACCGCTCGCGATGTTCTTGGGGCTCGCCCCGTTGCTCTGAGTAATGCCACCGGTTAGAACTCCTGCACCGACTGAGCTAGCATCGTTGCTCGACATCGGGCCGAAGCGGATGTTGTTGAGTTGGGACCCCACGGCGTTGAACGCGGAATCGAAGAAGAATTTGATCCCCGCTGCCACAGCAACCGTGCGGAGAACGGTACCATTCTGGAGATAGCGAACATTTGAGCCATCGTATGTGATGGTGAGTACGTCGCCAGCCGCACAGGGCCAAGTAAGGCCCGTGTAAACACCGTTCTCGTAGCTCCAAATAGTCCCTGAGGTTATTTGGAGCGCGTAGTCGAGGCTTGTCCAGTTCGCATCCGTCGTGGGGTCGGTATTGAGACCGAACATTGCGTCCTGCCCTGACGGCGCGATAGCGACGACCGAAGCGAACGCCCCGCCGGTGTACCCGTCCTTACTGTAGACCTGATCCGTGCCCCACCCCGCCGCCCCTCCTGTCTTGGTCGCGTTATTCCCGCCCAGCGTAACCCCTGAGCTTGCCACGAGCACTACGTCTGACGTCGCGTTCGGAACCGGAGAGGCGAAGCGACTGGCCGAGTCAGCGATATAATCCTGCGTTTTGTTAACGTGGATCGTCTCACCGAAGTCGATCAATGGCTTGCCCGCTGAGAGCCGCGTGAGCAGTGGCTTCCCGTAGCTCGTGCCGTCCGGTGTGCTGTCGAGCGTGTCCGGGTCAGATGAGAGCGGTTTTCCGAATAGCCGATTGACGGCCTTACCGCCGGATTCTTTTGCCGCGCTCTTTAGTGTCTGCCCGGTGCCGATCGTGGTATAGGTGCGGTCGCTTGCGTCCTCGTCCATTACCATGATCGAGACGTAGTCGATGTACGTGTCGCCGGTGGATGCGGTGTAGTTGCCGACCACGGCAGGCCGGATGTAGACAGTGCCTGTAATG